CAGGCTTAGAGATCGATGCTTATTACAGGCTTGGTGGTCAAGTTCGTATGGTAGCTGGATTTGATGCGGACAATATAAACTATAGCTTTGTGGCATACCAAAATTCATTCTCCCCTGATAATATAGTTGGATCGTTAAACAATAGAGGGACAGTTGATAATGAAACAGCTACCTTCAATCACATCTTTCAAGCAACAGGCGATTTATTTTTTACTGGTATCAATTTGGATGGTTCTGAGGATAGATTTATAAACGGAGACGGAACTAAGAACAACACCTTTCTTCAGCTCGAAAAATTATAAATAATTTCTAAACTACATTTCAATTATAGTGTATTATACTGTATGGATTGGTCAGTTATACTATCATCGTGTATAGTTGCCGCAACAACTATAATTAGTCTATTCTTAAAAGATTTCTTGCAAAAGAAAAAAAACCAAGCAAGTTTATCGGTCGAAAAATGTACAATACAAAATGCAAATGTTGAAAAAGCTATAAGGTATGCCCTTGATTCTGTAAATGCAGATAGAGTATCTGTATATGAGTTTCATAATGGAGAATCGTTCTATAGCGGTAGTCACCAGCAAAAGTTTAGCTGTACATATGAGACAGTAAAAACAGGAGTAAGCTCTGAAGCTTTAAATTTGCAAGGATTACGTATAAGTACATTCAATCAATTTATATCAGAAGTCATTAACAATAAAATATTTCAATTTTCTGATATTAAAACTATTGAAGATTCGTTGTTAAGAAATTGGTTTGAAAATAGAGGCATTAAATCTGCGTATTCTATTCCTATTATTACTTTAAATAAAAACATCATTGGAGTGATCAATGTAGAACATACAGGAAAAACACATAAGCCAACAGAAAAAGATATTAAATTTCTCATAGAACAATCTAAAATAATATGTGGGTATTTAATTTAAAATAGAATTTATTTAAATAAGTTTTTATTATTATGTATGTTATCAACATATTGTCAAGAATGCGGTAGTAAAAACGAATATAGATTTTCCAAGCCTAAGTTTTGCTCTAACTGTGGACATCCACTATCTGGAGAAGAGAGAGCTAAACCTAAACAAAAGGTCCCACCTAGAAAGACTCAGGCTGAAAGAATTGAATCTGACTTCGATGAAGAAGGTACAGAAATTTATGAAGTACCAGACTTATCAAGATTAGAATACGAAATTGAATCCTCTGCAGACAGTTCTTTCAGTTTAGGTTCTTTATTTAAGAATATTGACCTTGGTAGCACGGACGATGACGCCCCCAAAAGGCGAGGTAGGCCTAGAAAAAATGCCAAAAAATAAAAAAATAACTTACGAGGAAAAAATTGATGTAATTAATTCCGAAATTAAAAAACGCAAAAACAAATGGTTTCTAGATTCTATTCCCTGGATTTCATTTGAGGATGTAGAGCAAATAATTAGGGTTCACATTTACCAGAAATGGGATCAGTGGGATCAAGAAAGGGAATTGAAACCTTGGATCAATAAAATTATAACTAATCAATTCAAGAATATATTACGAAATTATTACTTAAACTTCGCCAAACCTTGCTCCAGTTGTCCTTTTGATTCCTCTATAGCTGGAGAAAATTTATGCTCATTTACTAAATCTGGAACTCAAGATTCAACCTGCCCCTTATATAAAAAGTGGACCAAAAGCAAAAAGAGCGCTCATGACGTTAAGATTCCATTAAGGTTAGATGCTCAAGAATATGAATCAAACGCATTTAAAGGTGAATCATTTCAAGTGGATAGAGCTATTGAGCAAATAGACTATTACTTGAAAGAACAATTATCCAGCAAGCACTACGAGGTATACAACATGCTTTTCATTAAAAATATGAGTGAAGACGAGGTTGCCAGGCAGTTAGGTTATAAAACTACCGAAAAGGGTCGTAGTGCTGGGTATAAGCAAATCAAAAATATGAGGAAATTTTTTAAAGAAAAAGTTTTAAAAATAATAAAAGATAAAGATATTATAGTATGAACTTAACGGTAGAGCAAAAAAAATTTATTGATGAACATTTCCATAAGATACCTGATCTCATTGAATTAACTAGGGCTACGTTCAAAGATGGTACGATAGATGGTCGGTCCAAGCAAGGTAGGGCAGTTAGGGCTTATTTGTCCTCACAGGACATGAAGTATAAGACCACTAAAAAGAAGGAAGTTACACCTATAGTCTTAAAGGAAGAGCAAAAACAATTTATAGAGCAATACTCTCAAGATGGTATGTCTAGCTTTCAGATTGCACAGTTGCTATTCCCTGATAGCGAAGTGAAGAATTTAGATCGACATCAAAGAGCTGTTAATCAATATCTGGATATTTTCAAGCAAAGAAAAAAAGAAGAAAAGAGGCAAGATAAGCCGAGCTATGAATCGCCTAAAACATTTGATGATTGCTTGTATCTGGTAAACCTATATACAAACAATGAATTCGAATCTAAACAGCTAAAAACTTTAGAAAGAAAATCCATAGAATCTTTATTGAAATTTTTAAAGTCTCCTAGGTTTACTCAAATTATAAACAACTATCATAAGAAAGAAGATCAGCATTTATTTGAAGCTGAGTTTATACGTGCCACATGGGATAAGCCAGACTTGAGCGCTGATGAGATTAATTTATATGTCAATGTATGTGTGGATTATATTAATTTAAAAAATATATCCTCTCATATGGAGAAGCTGAATCGCATGTTTGATGATGCTGATGAACAACAGGAGCTAACAGTCAGGTTGTCTGAGCTGTTAAAAACTAAGAGTGAAGAGTATAATCAGTGCGAAAAAAGACAGGAGTCATTAATTCAAAGACTTGCTGGAGACAGAGCGAAGCGAATTTCGCAAAGACAAGATAAAAATGCTTCAATATTATCCTTGGTTGAAAGCTTTCAAAACGAAGAAGAGAGGAAGCTCATGGTGAAGATGGCAGATATGCAAAAGAAAGCTATCAAGGAAGAGGCGGACCATCTTGAGTCAATGAATGAATGGAAGTCTCGAATATTAGGTATATCTAAAGGCGATGTCATTTAAATGTAAAGTATGCGGAGAAGAATATGAAACTGAAAAAGGTTTACATATTCACCTAAAGAAACATAAGATAGATTTAGCTACATATTATACGACTTACTACCCAAGAAACAATCTATTAACTGGAGAGCCTCTGCCATTCAAGAATAAAGAAGATTATTTTAATCACGACTTCACGACCCGCAAGCAAATGTTGAAATGGTGTGCGAGCGAGTCTAAGGATAAAGTTGGAGGATATATAATTAAAAAACTAAAAGACAGGATTGAGAATAAAAATCTTAAATATGCACCTAATCATCTGGAGCTTAAAATATCTCAATTACCCGACATAGATACATATAAAAATGTCTTTGGTTCTTATTCAAAAGCTTGTAGTAAAGCGGGGGTAAAGCCTTTATTTTCGAAACCTATAATTCCTAGATTCTTTAATGACGATACAGAGTTTGAGGATCTAGAAATTATGATTGACACAAGGGAACAAAAACCTTTAATATTCAATAATTCTCAAGAATTAAAATTAGACTTCGGCGATTATACTGTTGCTGGAAATAATTATAATTATACATACATAGACAGGAAGGCGGAGCAAGATTTCAAAGGTACAATGTCTGGCGGTTTTGAGCGATTCAAAAGAGAGCTAGATAGGGTTAAGCAATTTGAATCTTACTTATTTATTGTGGTAGAAAGCGATTTAAATAAAATTTATAAAAACAATATGTTTGGGCCCCATAAATCAAATTTAAAATTTATATATCACAACATGAGAGTATTAACTCATGAATACAAGGGTTACTGTCAATTTGTTTTTACAGGTAATAGAGCTAATTCTCAATCGATTATACCGAAGATTTTAACGCTCGGTAAATCCTTGTGGGATGTTGATTTACAATATTATATAGATAGAGGAGAAATTTAGTATGGCATGGGATAAAGGTAATCAAAATAGACGAAAAAAACAGGACATTAATAAGGGTATTTATGACATAGAAGGCTTTCTTGAAGAAGACGAAGCTAAGGAAAATTTATATAAATTCTTAAAAGATAATATTACATTCACAACTAATCTTGTTGCTGGGGTAGATTTATTCCCTTTTCAGCATATGGCAATTAAGGCGATGTTTGAGACTGACTACTTTATGGGGGTATGGTCTCGAGGTATGTCTAAGTCGTTCACTACAGGGATATACGCCTTCCTTGATGCAATATTAAATCAAGGCGTAGAAATTGGTATATTAGCTGCGTCATTTAGACAATCAAAGCAAATCTTTAAAAAGATAGAAGATATCGCCAGTAAACCTGAAGCCAGAATGCTGGCCGACTGCATTACGAAAAAATCAAAAAGCAATGATGAATGGTTAATGGAAATAGGTAGAAGTCGCATAAGAGCGCTACCCTTAGGTGATGGATCTAAGCTCCGTGGTTTTAGGTTTCACCGCATTATTATTGATGAGTTTTTATTGATGCCAGAAAGAATTTACAATGAGGTTATTGTTCCATTTTTATCTGTAGTTGAGAATCCAACTCAAAGAGAGGATCTATACAACCTTGAGACAAAGCTAATTGATCAGGGAAAAATGAAAGAGAAAGATCGATATGTATGGCCAAACAATAAGTTAATAATGCTATCATCTGCTAGCTATAAATTTGAATACATGTATAAATTATATAGTCAGTTTGAAGATTTAATAGAAAATCAAACAGATAAAGCTACTAGATGTATAATGCAGTTTTCTTATGACTGCGCACCAAAACAGTTGTATGACCAAAATCTGATCACTCAGGCTAAAGCTACCATGAGTCAATCTCAATTTGAGCGTGAGTTTGGGGCTTTATTTACAGATGATAGCTCTGGATACTTCAAGACTTCTCGAATGGCTGCCTGCACTGTCAAAGATGGGGATGAGCCTCATGTAGAAATCAAGGGTAATCCAGAGGATGAGTATATATTAGCCTTTGACCCTTCGTGGTCTGAAAGTGAAAGTAGTGATGACTTTGCAATGCATATATTAAAGTACCACAAGGATAGAGGTACATCTACCTTGGTTCATTCTTACGCTATGTCTGGAACGCCCTTAAGGGATCATATATTTTATTTTTATTACTTAATTAAAAATTTTAATATTGTGGCTATAGTTGGTGACTATAATGGAGGGGTTCAATTTATCAATGCAGTCAATGAGTCCCAGTTGTTTAAGTCTGAAAATATAAAAATCCAAAGCATTGACGGAGAGTTTGATAAAATGGATACATATAAGGATGAACTTCGGGCGGCTAAAAGTCAATATGATAAAAAGAATTATAAATATCTAATACTGCGCAAGCCTACATCCGATTGGATACGAAGAGCTAACGAATTGCTTCAGGCTAATTTTGATCATAGAAAAATTTGGTTTGGAGCAAGAGCTGTAGATGATGCGTATCACAAGCAAAGAGCTAAAAAAATACCAATAGATAAGCTTAAGTTTTTGAGACTTTCGGAGGACGAACTAAAGCAAAGTGGTGCAGCAAAAATGATTGACTTTATAGAACATCAATATG